AAATGCCGATAGGTGGAGATGTAGGACTGTTATCAGGATTGTCGAGTGGGTTAGAGTCAGGTCTTAATGCTTATATGAAAGAGCGTGACCGAGAAGAAGATCGCTTGCAACGTGACCTTGAGAGAAGAAATAAGCAAAAGGAATTTAAATTTAAAATCAAGTCTGAAGGTTTTGAAGAAGATCCTACTACAGGTGAGATCCGAGAATCAGAAGCTCGTAAACAGCAGAAAGCTTTAGAAACTGCAAGCAAAGGTGCAGGATTTTTAAAATATGGAATAAAACCTAAATATAATTCTGAAACAGGTCAAGTTGAGTATGAAAAGACTACACCATACATTGATCCGTTAGAACAATCTAAAATTGATTTAAATAAATCCTTGATGGCGAAATATAACCGATCGACTGAACAAGGATCTGATAAGGTAGCACAAGCAGTTGAGACGCATCGTCAAAAAGGGTTATTAGATGCTCAGGTTCCAAATTATGAAGTAGCAGATCCAAATGTCATTCCTGATGAAACTCAAAAAAGAAAATTTCAAGACTCTATTGTTTCAAAAGTAAATTTAGAAGATTCTTTGAATAAAGTTAAAAATAATATTTCAAAAAATGGTGTTCAAGGTGCTTTAGTAAGTGAGTTGAATCCTTTTACATCAAGAGAAGCATTAGAATCTAAAGCGGAAATCGATAGAGAGTCTGCAAATATTACAACTCAAGCAAAAGAACTTTTCCATTTAGGGGTATTATCTGAGCAAGACGATAAAATTATTCAGAATGCGTTTGGTAAATTTTCTGGACTAAAAGCAGGACGACTAGGGTCCGAAGCTGTAATAAGACAAGTAGACGATGCTCTAGATCGATTAAACAAAGGATTATCAAAGCAAGCTTCTATTTTAGGTTACCGAGCTAAAAGCAATGGATTGTTGCCTCAAGATAATATGCAACAAAATCCGCTTGCGAATCAAAATCAACAACAACAAATAAATCCGCAAGGAATGATGAAAGAAGCAAATGCAGGTGCGCCACCACCTTCTAATCAGTTAAAAAAGGGCGATGTTGTTTTTGGAAAAAAATATTTAGGTGGCGATCCTAAGTCACCACAAGCATGGGAGTAAATGAATATGCCTAATCCTTGGGATTTTTATACAGCTACTGAAAATAAAGGTTCTGAAAAGCAGAATACTCCTAATCCTTGGGATCATTATAAAAATGAAGAAAAAACTCCCCTTACCTATAAAGATGTTTCCGGTGATGAAATTGATTTAAGTGATCGAGCATTGATTTCTTTTGCCTCTAATCCAGAAGAAAAAAAAGCTTATCTAGCTCAAAAATATCCAGGTATTGAGTTTGAAAAATATGTTCCACCAGGCCAAAAAGAAGCCACCGATGTAGTCAGATTTCCTGGTGAAAAAACATTTAAATTTATTAATAATCCAGACTGGACAATGAAAGATATCGGAGAGGCAGCGGGGAGTGCACCTGCAATAGCCGCTGGATTATTAACAGGGCCAAACCCGATTACAGCAGGTATTGGGCAAGCCGGAGCCGAAGGGGTTCGAAAATATATTGGAAGAAACATTATTGGAATTCCCTCAAAACAATCACTTTTAAAAGATACAGGAGATGTCGCAGTATCAGGTCTTCTAGGGGGCTTAGGTCAATTAGGTGCAAATAAGCTAGCACCTTATTTGGGTAAATACTTAGGGAACGCGGCTAAGCCTATCATTCGCGGGGAAGCAGAGCAGGTGGATGATGTCGTCGGTCGAACACTTCAACATGCAGATGACACTAAGGTTCAACAACCTGGTATGCAAGGGAGAGGTGAGTTTAAGCCTATTCCAAATGAACCTGATTTTTCTGGGGCCACAAAACCCGAAGGTCCGACATTTTCACAAGAAACAGTTGATTCAGGTTTTTCACCTAAAACCATGGAAGATGTCGTTAAGTATAACCAAGCGCGAGAAGCGGCTGGATTTTCTTCTGAATTGCCAACCGCAGAAATCATGAGGACACAGATCTTGCCAGAAGTCGCAGATTTACCTCAACCCTTACCAGGACACCTAAAAGCTTTAGAAGATAAAACCAGTCAAAGGATTTTGAGAACTTATCGAGACGCGCCTACTGAAGTAGCAAAGAACTTAAATCAATATGAAGCTCAAATGAAAAATGAAGCTCAAACAAAGTTAAAAGAATCTATTTCTAAAATCGGAAAGTCTGAACCGACTGAAAATCTTCAAAAAGCAGGTGAACAGATCATGGACCATGTTCAAACGGTTTATGACAAACAAAAAGAAGCTTTAAAGCCAGCTTTTGAGAGGTTAAAAGATTCTATCTTAGATCCAATGGAAGCAGGGCATAACCTTAGAGTGAATGCTGAACTCGATAATCCCGCTTTGGGCATTATAGATAGAATGAAAAAGATAAAAGATCCGAACACTGGAAAATCAATTGAAGTAGCAGACGGAATTACTTTATCTCCATTTGATCCAAAAAAAGGGCTGAGTAAAGCAGAGCATGGTGTTTTAAAGGAAGCTATTGAAGCATTGAACTCACCAACAGGTGTTACATTTAAAGACCTTCAAAACATACGAGAGTTTTTAAGAAAAGAGATAGATCCTGCAAACCCAAAGGCATGGAGCACCGCTGAAAAATTTAGAGGACAATTATTGGATTACATGACGGACGCTTCCGAAATAAGAGGGGGTCCAGCGGTTCGAGACACCTTTAAACAATACGCAATGAATGAAAAGAATCTTGCCCAATTTGAAAAAATAATTGGAGGTAAGATTGAGCATTTCGATGAGCTTTTGAAAGGTGATCCGACAAAAGTAATCAATAAAATGTTTAAAGATCCAAATACAATTGAAGTGAGTAAAAGAGTTTTGGGAGAAGATCAGTTTAATAATGCAGTCATGAATCGATTAAGTGAAGGGGTGAAAGAATCAACAAAAGACGGTATTTTAAGCTCTGCAAAATTTAGAACATTTTTAGATAAAAATAAAAATCTTGTGAACCAATTGCCAGAATCATCTCGAAAAAGAATTTACGCAATTACGGATTATATGCGTATGATAGCCGACGCACCTAGTGCAAACCCAAGTGGAACGGCTGCTTCTTCTGCGATATTGAATTCACTCACTGATTTTTCTGGAAATCCTCTCAGCTATGGTCAACGGATCTATTCTGCAATTAAAGATAAGGCCAGAAAAGAAGCAATGCACAATCAGGCAGAAAAAGCCATTTTCGGAGAAGCTCCGATTGAAACAATTCTAAATAAGCCAAAGGTTTATGAAGAAAGACTCGTGGAAGGCGTCCAGAAGGCCGCTCCTTATGCTGGAAAAATAGGACGTGGACTTTTAGTAAGAGAAGCTGAAAAAGGATTGATGGAGCGTGACAAACCCAAAAGATAATCTATGATTAAATCAGGGGGGATTTATGGAAACATTTTTTGGAGTATTTACTTGGATCGGTGAACACTATCAAACACTCACAACAGCACTTGTTGCTTGCTGTACATCGTTTATTACAATATTTGCATTAATTCCAGGGCCTCAGCCCGAAAAGACCTTACAAGCCGTTGTTGATTTTATTTCTAAGTTTTCAAAGAAATAATTATGTGGAATGTTTTATACGCAATACTCACATTACTTCCTCAATTGATTTCAATTTTTAAGAAATTAAAAGAAGAGAGATCAATTGAGGATTTAAAACAGTTCTTAAATAATCTAGATAATCTTTTAGAAGTATCAAAAAATGCTAAAACAAAAGAAGAAAAGCAAAATGTGGCGTCTCAGTATATTAGGCTTATTCGTTCTATGTAATTGTTGTCATGGAAAGATTGAAATAGATGAGTTTTGTTTAACGAATCCAGAATCAAATACTTTGGAATGTTCGCATCCGGACGGAGTTACCTACTCTAAAGATTTTTCAGAAGCGCATGACTATGTGTGTCTAAAGACAAAAGATTTTAATATGATTTTAAAAGAGATAAAGATAGAAAAGGTTTATAAATGAAAGAGAGAGAAATAAATGATTATCACCGTTCAGTTTGATTTAACGAATCCGAAACATAAACAAATGCATGAGGATTTGTTTTTAAATGAAATATTAAGGAATAAAGAGAAGTTACTGACCGATAAAATTAAAGATGTTTCACTTGAGAATGCAAAGCTGAAAGATGAAATAGACGTTCTTAAGTATCAGTTGAGTAAAAAATGAGTGATATAAAAAATCAAAAGATAGAATCTTTAATGCTTATTATCGGGCAGAAAATTCTTGTTTTAGAGGATAAGATTTTTCATTTAAAAAAAGCATTACCTAATTATTTTGTTATAGATAAAATGGAATATCATATAGATAAACTTAAGAAATATTACTCAATGATTAAGAGAGAAAATGATCCCTTATTTCCATAATCATCTTTCGCCACTCAACTTTAAATTTAGTTTTGTGTTTTAACGCTTCTAAATGAAATTCTTCAGCTATACACCATTATTTCCAAGAATCTTGTGAATCATCGGTTAACCAAAGTCCATATGGTTTAAATGTGCTTCTATTGTGGCTTTCTGGATATTGCCTTTGATCAAAAACAAATTTTCTGAGTAGTGATAAAGAATCATACTTCTTCAATGAATTCTTTCTGAGTGAATTTATAAAGTTTAAATTTCTTATCAAGATCGAATGGTTTTGATTCTATTATAATACTCTTTATTAAAGGAATTAGTTTTTCATCAGTAAAAAGAAAAGGGAGCTCTTCATTGTCTTCAGTTTTAACAGATGTAATTGCTTCATTTCCGTCTGAATCTTCACTTAAAAAACAATAAATCGTTTTAATATTTTTTTCATTTAAGGAGGTGTGCATTATCATTCTTTAACACTCCCAAACTGAATCACTCTTTCTTTCGCTTCTTCATAAGCAAGTCTTAACTCAGGCGGTAATGTTAGGGGATTGGGGAATTTATGCTCAATTCCGTCTACAAATTGAATCGCTTCTTTTATGTCTAGATCTGCAACTTTACGGTCTTTAAAAATACTCGGAGCAGGAATGATTCGAGACGGAAAAGATCTCTCGGAAAACGACGCGAAAGATTCAACTTTTTCTGAAGGTGTTTTAGGTTTTCTTTCTTCTTCATATTTCTTAACAACTTCTGAAGCTACTTGATCCATGCTTTTTGACGATGAGGAAGTACCTAATGGGTCAGTCATTGACGCTACTCCCTCATCGTTATTTCCAGGCGTCCCACGATTAACGTGCGTTGCTGAATCGATATTAATCGCAGGGACGGCTGAAACTTGTTTTACTTCAATTGTTTTTTCATTTTTAAAAGAAGTTGTAGATATTGTTTCTAATTCACTTTCATCGGTAAATCCTAATCCACTGAGAGATAGAGTAGCTCTTCGTTTCGCTTTTGTTATGCATTTCATGTGCGCATTAGCTAGTTTGTCGCCAAAAAGTCCTTTAATGTAAACGCATCCAATTTCCTCTTCAGAACGATGAGCGTCACGCGCCTCAACAGTTATTGTTAATATGTCGTTCGATACTTTTTCTGAGACTATCCTAGTAGATATTTTTCTTTTAGATCTGAGTTGATCGGTGCAATCTTTTCGTGCGTATAAAGTGAGTTTTCCATTCAGAGTAATGTACTCAAACGGTCTCGTAAGCGGGTTAAGATCTAAACTTTCGCAGGTTTTGTTATAGTAAAAAAGTCTTTCTTGAGGATTAAGTTTTGAAAGGTCTCCGTCCATAATGGCGGATTCAACGGCAGAAATAACAGATTTATTTTGATCGATCATTAAATTTTCTCCTTATTCTTAGGACTTTAGATATACATTTGATGCGAAAAAGTAAATAAAAAAGGCTTCTGTTTTTTACACAAAAGCCTTTTTAAGAATAAGGATCATGAATAATGACCTTAGACGCACCATATATATTTTCTGAAAAATTGTAAAAATAAAAAAAAGTTAAATGAAATGCATTTTAGAGTTTACAAGTGTGCGGAAATAGTTTGTAGTTTTTTGAGCCTTGAATGAAAACTTTGTTGTATTATTTTTAATCCTGCTTTATTAGACTTCAACTTAGATTCGTTCCTCATGATTTTTCGTAGTCACTTCGGTGACGACAATGATTTTTTCGTTTAAGGCAATGTATAATTTCACTAAAGTCGTGGGGAACGAGTTTAAATTGAAGTCTTTGAAGGGTGTTTATGCTTTCAGAGAACTCACAACAATTTCTACAAACTCCATATAAAGTTTTATACGATACAAATATACAAGGCTCTCACTTCCGTGTTTTACAATTTGTTTTAGCGCAAAGCCCTGACTTTAGAATGACTAATACCTTCATAGCAAAGGGAACAGGTTACTCAGCTAAAACGGTCGGAAAAGCTCTAAAATGGTTACATGAATATTTAGGAGACGACTTCATAGTTGTCAGGCCGGAGGTGTCAGGATTTCCTTCTCGTTTCTTGTGCCAGTCATTAAGAGTGAAAAAATTACATACCCATGGAAGTAAGTTCCATACCCATGGAAGTAAGTTCCATACCCATGGAAGTAAGTTCCATCAAAACAATATTAATAACAATATCACTAATAATATTAATAATAATAAAGGGAAGGGTAAAGCCCTACAGGAAGGAAAGGAGAGATCCAATCTATCGGAGCAAAATCAGCCCGAACACCGCGTCAAGGCAGAAGTACAAGATTTAGGTAGTGTTCCAGACCTAAAGCAATCCTGGGCCAGTTCTGAAAGCACAGAAGGGGAACAGTGGTTTGTCCCGCAAGTGGGTGAGTGGAAAAAACAATACCTCAAAAAAGTAGCCGAAAATGATGACCGATTTATTCGAGAATCAGGAAAATCCAAAAAATTGGAAGATGTAACCATGCAGCACCGCGTCAATACACTGCTGCAAGACTTTGCCCAACAGCGGTCTTTCTAGATATTTTGATGGAAGGAATTATTCATGGAGTTTTCAGATATCAGTGATTGCAATGAAATGACGATCCGTCAACGCGCTCAGGCCATGCGAGAAATTTTACAAGGTGCAATTAAAAAGCATAACAAGGAAAATAAGAATGTCTCTATTCCGCTGGAAATAGATGCAGAAAAAAAAGAGTATCTAGCATTTAAAAAGATACATTGGGTATGTGATTGTAGCACTCATCCGATATTGTCTGAATGGGAGTTAAAAAAAGAACAGCGTAGCTTAGAACAAGCGCAAAACGCTCTCCTATTAGCTCGTAAAATGAGAGAGGGTGAGATAAAGCGAGAACAAGAAAAATACAAATTTTAACTATTGGAGACAAAGATGAAACGCATTCGAATATTCCTGCGTGAAGCTATTTCAGTGATTGTTATCTTGATAACTTTTGTTTTTCTCTTCCCAGGCACCATTTTCAAATGGATCTTTAGAAAGGATTAATCATGGAAACTTATTTGACCATACAGAAGCTCAGGGCAGCGTTGCCTAAAATGATTGCAAATGCTTTTTATGCAGGTTCTAATTCAGCACAAGAAATTCATTTAGACAAAGATGGAAAAGTCATTTTTGATGATTTTTTTTGTGAAAAAGCAATAAATACAGCTTTAGAAAAATTCGACGAAATCCTGTCATGGAATAAAAAAGATGAAGATAACAAATCGAATGTAACTACTTGATACATTTTAGAGTTTACAAGTGTGCGGAAATAGTTTGTAGTTTTTATTTAATAAATTTAATGATAAACAATGACTTAGGAGAAACTCATGACTCAAATTGACCTTGAAGATTATATTGCAGAGAAAAAACGAGAATCAAAAAAGAATGATCAATATGTAGGTGATCCAAACCTGATTTACAAAGAAGAAAAAGAACGATCCATATGGGCAGATGATTATTTCAGTGACCTAATGGATTCTCATTTTCATGGTGAGGATATGTAAAGTATAAGGAGATAAAATGATGACTAATTTCTGTTCTGTAAATGTCAGATGCAATCTCATTCAACAATACGAACTGACAAAGCGTGAGAAGATTGCTCTAGAGTTATTATCATGAATAATAAATATTTAGGATCGTGTTCTCAATTTCGGAAATTCATGAATATAAGCGATAAAGTTCATTGTTGTAGTTCTTGTCATGGAGATGATGAGGACGGATATGGATATCTTTTAGAAATAGAAATACCATTAAAAGGGTATTTTGAAGTTTGTTGTACATTAAGTATGTGTATGGAGTGAGAAATGGAACTAAAAAGACTACTCGTTTTAGGTAGCCAGGGTGATGACGTAAAAGAGCTTCAAAAGATTTTAAGCTCGGAGTATGGTTCTATCTTGCCTGTAGATGGTGTTTTTGGGCAAAGAACTCTCTCCGCTGTGAAAGCGTTTCAAATTTCTAACAACTTGGAAGTTGACGGAATTGTCGGTCATAAAACTTGGAATGCACTTAATTTAAGAGAAAAAATTCCTTTTATACCAGGCGACAAACAATACGACATTACTCATGGATTCAACTCTCAAGACTTCGCAGACTTTTGTTTTAACGAATGCTCTAAAAAACTGTTATGGACGCCTGACAGTGAAGCAAGAAAGTATACGAAAGCGTTTGAGTCATGGTTTGGAACAAGACGTTTTGAATGGTGTGGAGCAACAGTGCACTGGCAATTGAATGAGTATTTATTCAAACCTCAAGGCAAGGAATTTCCGATCAAATTTAAAAAAGACACTTACACATTTGCGTTAGTTGAGGAGTGGCAACTTTGGGCGAAGGAACTGGAGTTCCACAAACCAAATGACGGATCTTATGAGGCACGACCTGGCGATATCTGCATATTTGATTGGAATAGAAAGTCCTTGCATGAACCTGATACTGATTGGGATGATCACATCGGGGTAGTGATCAAAAACAACGGTAGTACTTTCACAACAGCGGAGGGGAATGTGAATAATCGGACTGGAATATTTGAGAGACCTAACTTCTTAATTGAAAGTTTTGTGGTTATTCCAGAGGGATGGAAGGGGTAAAAATTATTAACCAATCACTCATAGATGACCTGTTAAAAGCAAATGAAAAACTAACTCTTGAAAATAAAATGCTAAAACAAGCTTTAGCACATGAAGATATAAAAATAAAATATCAGCATAAACTCACTATAGTCGAAGCGATTCAGTTTATTAACAAAGAATCTTTTAAAAAAATGAAATATCAGTGGGGAAATTATTTTCATTTTACAATGTCAATTTCATGCACTAATTCAGATAGTTTTTATTTAAATATGTATTATCCTAACGGCCAAATTATTAATTCTGGAGACTGGATAATAAAAGGAATTGATGGGGAATTCTATCCGTGTCCAGATTCAATTTTCAAACAAATTTATGAGAAAATAAAATGATAACTAATTTCTGTATTGAAATTTTAATTTGGATTTTTAATCACATTAAATGGGGATAATAGTCATATGATTATTTTTATTGAATTGCCTGTAGTTGGAGGGTCGAATGACGGAATTCATTCTAAAATAATTTTTAATTTAAATTATATTATCCGCATAGAAATGAAATCTTCAACCCACACGCGATTATTGGTCACTGATGGCTACTATTATATCCCGCTTCCATATGAAACAGTTAAATCACTTATTTATGAAGCGGGAGGGAAAATAAAATCATGAGCGCATTTTCTGCGCATGAAAAACCAATTAAAGGAAAAACTGATTGTTGGTTAACTCCTTTAGAAATGATTAGAAAACTCCCGAAGTTTGACTTAGATCCGTGCGGTCAAAAAAATCATAACACTGCAAATAAGATTTATTCTGAAAAGGAAAACGGATTAACTTTGCCATGGAATGGTTTTGTTTTTCTAAATCCTCCGTATTCCCAGGTAGGTCTTTGGCTTGAGAAAATGAGAGAGGAAATAAAAACAAATGATATACGTTGTATAACATTGTTATTTGCGCGAACAGATACAAAATGGTTTCAAAAATTTAGTCCACTTTGCACTAATATCTTTTTTTTAAAAGGACGCATCAAGTTTTTAACGCCAGCGTTTGAAACGCTTCATACCGCTACAGCACCGTCTATTTTTTTGACTTTTAATTTTAATTTTAATTTTAAGCATGCAGGCTTTGAAGGTATTCAGTTTGTTAACTGAATGAGTTTAATAACATCATTTTAAACGCATATATATAGTCAAAAAAAAAGCATCAAAAACGATCACTTTTTACTTTACTTTTATACATCATTATTATATATTATAAGTATAGCAACACAGATAAGACCTTGACAGCGGGACGTAAGATGAGGGTTTTATGCATTCAATTTATTTAGCCGAATATCGCTCAAATAAGATTGAGGTATTCATAAAAACAGAAAACCAAAACACGTTTTACATCTTGTTAATCAATCAAGAGCCAGCGGCAAGAACTTACAACTTTTTTGAATCAGCCATACTCGATTCCATTGAAATTATCGAAAGTAAAACGAATCGAATGGCAAAGGATGCAGCATGAAAAACCCAAATCTTGTCAGAAAAAAGATTCTAAAAATCCACGCAGACACAGTACGACTTCAACAGGTGTTTCAAAAAAATCAAGACGATGAGTGGATTCAGTCTCTACTTAATGACATGGAGCGCGTTGTAGGTGAAATTTCAGGAGCGTTTTATAACAAATATATAAAAAAGAGGGACGTATGAATAAATCAATCATCACATTATTAATTATTGGGAACATCTCCTGCGCATCGATGCCTAAAGAATCCGAATGCGTTTATGATCCAAAAAACTCTCCCGCATATAGCGAATGCATTCAAAATGTGAGACTGAGACAAATTGAATATTTCGATAATCAAAGAAGAGAGCAAGAACAAAGTCAAAGAATATCCAAAGCTCTTGATGAGAGTTCAAGAAACCTATACAGAATACAACACTCAGAAAATGCATTCATGCCAGCATTGAAAGTAACAAAATGCAAATCGGATTTTATGGGAGGATTTACTTGCTCTGAATATTAATAGATTTTTAAAAGGAGAAGAAAATGAAAAAACAAAAAGGATTGAGGATTTATACTTTATATGCAAAAAATTAAAGATTTTTATGACGCAATGCAAACAGTCAACCGCATTAAGCGTGATTTGAAAAGATTCTATAGATTTTATAGAACAGAATATGAAGGCCGCGATTTTTTGACTAATGCATTATTTAAAGCATTAAATAGATTTAAAGTTGAAATGGTAAAAAAATACTCAATTACTATTGAGCAATAGGAGTAGTTATGAAAAAGAAAAAAGTTGTTAAAAGTGAAAAAGCTGAACCGAAAAAAAATAAAAATGGTTACCGATTAAGATCAGTAGCTGAATCGGATAATTATATTTCTATAAATTCTCAGAAAATGGTTCATGACTATATAGATGAATGTGCAGCGAGAACCAAGGAAGACAACTTATTAAAGGAATTTTTTTTCACGATCACAGATGAGATATTGGTTCATTTAGAAGCGGCAAACGTATTGACAGAGATAAGTAAAAGAGTAAATAAAGATCTTCCTTTGCCAGAAATGAAGGAAGATTTTGCGAAAGTAAATTTATTATGTTTAGAGCCGTTTTTAAAACAAATAATTGCTCATATGGAATTTTTCGAGAAAACACTAAATAAACTTCAACATAAAAAAAATAAGAAATGATTTGCAGGAAAGTTTTATCGAAATAACTCGGTAAATAACCAAAGGTGGAACGTATGCTGATAAATGAAAAAGAAGTAAATGTTAGTTTTGTTACGGTAAGAGTGATTATCTTTTGGGTGTTGTTTCTTTATGGATGTGGAGGAGGAACGGCTGAAGATAAAGCGGCTTTAAACTCAGAGCCAACGCCTACACCTATCCAGTATTGCCAGGATGATCTCAACGGCTTCAAAATAACCTCAACTTCAAATTCCGAAAGTAATTTGAATGGTGGTTATTATTATGAATGCGCTCAAGATGGCGATGCTTCAAAAAAACTGGGAGTGGCGTTCTTTCAAAACGGAAACTTCAGACTAAACACGACTGTTTCAAGTTGGGGCGATACCTTTAGCGGTGAAGGATTAGGTGGCACTACTCTTAATAAGAATGGGTGTGACTATGCCTTTAACAAAACCGCTAATCCAAATGATGAGAGAACATTTAAAAACATCATCATTGATTCTGAAAAGAAATTGAAACAAATAACTGTTAAATCTATCTATCGCGGTTTAAACGGAGATGCCGGAACTTATACCTTTAAGGATTGCTCAGAAAAGACGACTGGGTGGTTTTAATTAAAAGTCTCCTGTAAAGTTTTGTATTTTTATGACGCACTGCATCGTGCATGTTGAGGGTATATTTGGGTGCACTATGCATCCCATAAATAAAATGCAATATTTTACAGGTGATTATTTTACATCTTATGCCATCATTTTTTTTGGGTATGGAAAATGAATTTTCATACCCAAAAACATTAATAAGACTTGAGATATAAGGTGCAAGATGGGGTACCGAAGAGAGCCGATAGGATATGACTTGTTAAATAGACTTCTAGAAAAACAAGCGGTTGATACGGTTTACAAAGCCTCAAAACAAATTCATGAAGAAAAGATTGAGTACAATATTGGGCATCTTTGGCCGACATCCAGGGAAACTCATCGTTATGAACTTTTATCTATTCAAAATCCAAAAAAAAGAAGATTTTATTATTAAGTAGCGATCTTTGTTCAATCTAGTGAAATGCAATCACATTGAAAATTGATTTTCACTGTCAGGATGGGTTACTCATATAAAATGATTGACTCATCTTGTACAGCTTTAAGTTTTAAATTCCAAATTAGAGCAGTTCCCAAACAAAGACCACGCGTTACTCGTCACGGCACCTATACGCCATTGAGAACCAAAAGATTTGAAAAAGAGTTTCAAATTCTCCTTAAAAATCAATTCAAAGCATCTCCCATTCAAACGCCGATTATTTTAAGTTTGGAATTTTGTTTTGAAAAACCCAAAAGCAATAAAACAGAATTCCATTGCCAAAGACCTGATTTAGATAACCTTGAAAAGGCTGTTCTAGATGCGTGCAATAAAATTTTGTTTTTAGATGATTCACAAGTATATTTAAAGACTTCTCAAAAGCTATGGAGCGACAAAGATTCCATTCAGATGAAAGTGATCTACAAAAATGAGTAGCCGATTCATTCCTCTTTGTTCAAACTGTAAAGGCAAGAAAACCGATCACTCTTCCGGTATCTGTTTTCCTTGTCGAAAGGCAATGAAACTCCCTATTCGTTCCGTTAAACACTCTCTTCCTTCTGAGTTTCCAGGAAAGAGAAGAAAAAACAGGAATTGGCAAGAATGGATTTAGTAAATGTTTTGGGAACTGTGAATGCTACTCTCTTTGGCGTAATCGTCTTTTTCCTTAAAAAGATTTACTCTCAACATGAAATCAACTCGCAAAAGATTAGGGATTTAGACAAAGACCTTAAGCATCTCAATGAACGTTTATTAGATGTCATTCAGCTCTCCAGTCGTGTTTCTTTAATGGAAAAGCACATGGCCGTTCTACTCTATGCAAGTGATATCGAAAAAGACTTGCCCTCTCATAAAAACTAAAATAGTCTTTTTTTGGGGAGAGAGAATTGAATATTTTCATTACAGGCATTGCTGGGTTCTTAGGATCTCACTTAGCTAAGAAGTTAGTAAGTGAAGGTCATAATATCTTTGGAAATGACAATTTGATAGGTGGTGACTTATCGAACATTTCTGAAATCAGAGACAAAATCGCTTTTATTGGATGCTCAAACAGCGACGTTCTGGAAAAAATAAAACATAAAGGGACTATAGACGTTCTTTATCACTGCGCTTGTTATCCTCATGAGGGGTTAAGCGTTTTTTCACCACGTTTAATTACTCAATCCGTCTACGATGAATCAATAGCAATATTCACATGGGCGATTCAAAACAAAGTAAAAAAGATTGTTTATCTTTCATCTATGGCTAGGTATGGAACTCAACCTGTTTTTCCTTTCACGGAAGACATGACTCCTAACCCTCAAGATCCTTATGGCATTGCAAAAGTAGCAGTAGAGCAAACTCTTAAAGTTTTAAGTCAGGTTCATGAGTTTGAATACACGATTGCAGTTCCTCATAATATTTATGGACCTCATCAAAAATATGATGATCCGTTCAGAAACGTAGCTGCAATTATGATTAATCGCATACTGCAAGGCAAACCTCCTATTGTTTATGGAGATGGAGCACAGACGCGATGTTTTAGCTATATCGATGATGTGATTGATCCTCTCGTCAAACTGGGCGAAGTGGGAAAATATCATGGTCATATCTTTAACTTAGGGCCAGACAATGAGCCTATTCCCGTTAAAGAACTTGCGGAAAAAATTATTGAGACCATCGAAGGTAAAAAATCAAAGACTGAAATTCAATTCCTTCCTGATCGACCTCAAGAAGTAAAGCACGCAAACTGTTCGGCTGACAAAGCTCGCGTATTTTTAAAGTACAAACCAAAAGTTTCACTGAAAGAAGGGTTGAAAGAACTCAGCGACTGGATATTTGAAAAAGGATCTAAACCTTTTAACTATCATCTTCCACTTGAGATCATTAACGATAAAATCCCAAGAACTTGGTCTGAAAGGATTATGTGAACATCCTTTGTAAATACGATAAACTTGTTTCAGTTCTAGAATTAATTCCTCATCCTAAAAACAATAACGAACATCCAGAAGATCAAATTGACGACCTAGCTAAAACAATGGAGTCAGAAGGAATCAGAGAGCCGATTCATGTTTCTACTCTCAGTGGTTTTATCTTTAAAGGCGAAGGCCGTTGGCTAGCTGCCAAAAAGAATGGCTATAAAGAGTATCCAGTTTGCTACTGGGATTTTCAAAATCCAGAAGATGAATACATTGCACTCACAAGTGATAATGCAATCGGTCAGCGATCTAAAATAGATTTAGGTAAAGTAAATCTTCATATTCAAGACTTAGGGCCGTTTGAAGTTGAAAGACTTAGAATTCCTGATTTTGTTATTGAGCCTATTACAAAATATGATGAAGAAAATGAAGATGTAGTTCCAGAAGTAAAAGAATCCATTTCAAAGCCTGGGGATATTTGGGAATTAGGTAATCATCGTTTGATGTGCGGTGATTCTACTATGATCGATCAAGTTGAAAGATTGATGAATGGTGAGAAGGCCGACATGGTTTTTACAGATCCTCCTTATGGAGTTTCATATCAGAAAAAAAACATATTATTAAACACTCTCCAGTCTCCCAAGGGAGGGCTGGAGAGTGAAATTCATGGGGATAATTTTAGCATTGACGAACTTAAGGAAATGCTTTCTCAGGTTTTTTCCAATTATAATATAATTTTAAAAGATCAATCTTGTTACTATGTTTGTAGTCCTCAAGGTGGCGAACTAGGATTGATGATGATGATGATGATGCAAGATGCTAACCTTTTATGTCGTCATATGATTATTTGGGTAAAAAATACTCCTGTATTTTCTTTAAACCGATTGGATTATGATTATCGTCATGAGCCTATTTTATTCGGATGGTCAAAAAATAGAACTCATCATAAAATTATGGAAGGTGATTTTAAAAATAGTGTTTGGGAGATAAATAGAGAACTTAATAAACTGCATCCTACGATGAAGCCAGTAGCTATTCCTGAGAATGCGATTAAAAATTCATGTCCTAAAAATGGAAATGTAGCTGACTTTTTCGGCGGTTCCGGCTCAACCCTAATCGCCTGTGAAAAAACGAATCGAAAATGTTTTATGATGGAAATTGACACTCATTACTGTGATGTTATTGTTAATAGGTGGTCTAAGTTTACAAATAGATTCGATGCAAAGTTGAATGGGGAGACTGTAAACTTGAAAGAGATCTTTAATAATTAAAACACAAAATTAGTATAATATAGTATGGGATTTCAAAAGGGACATAAAAAATTCGGCGGCAGAAAAAAAGGAAGCAAAAGTAAAGCTACGGAAGTCCGTGACGCGATTGAAAGACTATCAAACGGAAATAAAGATTTCTTAATTGAAAGATTTCTTTATATTTACGAGAGAGCACGTCAAAAAAATGATCTAAAAATGGAGCATGCTATTCTTAAGGAATTGATGCCTTATGTTTATCCGAAGCTTTCAGCGTACACAGTTGATCACACTGAAGAAGATCAAAAAACAAGTTCTACTCCAAAACAAAAACAAGAATTTATTAAGAAACTTTTAACTGAAAAAAATAAATTAAAAGAAGATGAGTGATTTAGAGAATGAAATTATTCAGGATGAATTTAGGTCATCTTTTTTCTTAACGACTAAATATTTATGTAACTTTTCAAATATAACGAAAAATTCTCATATCGAAGTCATTGAAGCATTAGAGTCAAATGACAAACAGGTCATGATTGTGATGCCTAGAGGTCATTTTAAATCGTCAATAGCATCATGTGCATATCCCATATGGTCATTGTTAAATGATCCAAACAAAAGAATCATGATTGCCTCTGAAACATTCATTAACGCAAAGAATTTTATCAGACAAATTAAAGGCGTTTATTCATCTCCGCTTTTTATGGAAACATTTGGGGATGTGAGAGCAAAAGGTGACTGGACATCGTCCACTCTTACCGTTTCTAGTAGAACAAACTTCAATCATAAAGAAAGTTCTATCACTGCAAGTTCTTTAGGTGTCATTCGAGTAGGGCAACATTATGATGAAATCATTCTAGATGATCTTAATTCTGAAGATAACTCCGATACGCCTGAGAAATGTTTGGCAGTGATAGATTATTACAAACGTCTCACTTCTATTTTAGAGCCAGGAGGTCGCATGATTATTGTCGCCACTCGGTATTCTGAAAATGATGTGATAGGACATATCTTAAGAGAGGAGTTGGATAAATATGATCCACTCAGAGAAGTTAGTTGAAAGAAAAATCAGTATTATTATTCCTTTTCATTTAGAGGAAAATCAAAAGTATTTAGATTTATGTTTAAAATCGATTGCTCTTCAAATTTACAAGAATTATGAGGTGGTTCTTGTTGATCAGACAGGACTTAAGGCAAAGAATGAGTATATTGAAAAAGAAAAGTTCATTCATTTAGATGCACCTAAAATGCAATTTGCAGCGGCAATTAATTATGGTGTGAGACATAGATCAAAAGATTCAGAGTATTTATTACTTTTGAATGACGACACGATCATCAATACTTATTGCTTGGTTGTGCTTCAATCATGTCTAAATGATGCCGACGCAGTCGTTAATTCTCTTTCAAACTCTGACAATGGGCATTTATTCAGTTCGTTTTTTGATTTTCTTAAGCCAACGAAACAACGCTTTGGGAATGCTTTAGAAGACGTAAATGATGATGCATTCTTTAAAATAGTCAACTATTTGCCTGCTAAGCCTCCACTGATATTTCCTTCAGTAGATCGATATGTTTGTTTTTATGGAACGTTCATTCCCGTTTCGACTTGGAATAAAGTGGGCGAACTCGATGAGAACTTTAAAACAGGCTGGGAAGATAACGACTATTGCAATCGGGCTATTGAGCGTCAGATTCCTGTATTGATCAATTGCAGTTCATTCATTTTTCACTTCGCTGGAAAAACTTCAGATAAGACCGTGACGGAAGATGACAGGAATCATAATGTAAATTACTATAAACAAAAGTGGGTTAAAACGCAGGGGGAATAAAATGAGCACATCAAGTTATGATTCAGTCTTTAGAACTGAAGTGGGTACTACCATTATTGCAGCAGGCGCGACGAATGCTTTATTGTTTGATTACCGAGCTGGCTGGAACTCATTATCTTTTAAATATTTGCAAGGTGGATCGCTTATCATCATGGATTGCGCGGCGTTAGGAAGTACGACCACGCTTGCGAATTTAGCTACTCAATTTACTGCAAACCAATTTTATCTCATGGGTACGAGTGAAGTGATGAGCTTTGACGGTCCTGCACGAGTGTTTCTAGCGGCTGTTGGAACTTCTGTTCAAATTTCTTATATAAGAGGAATTTCTCAAGGAGTTTAGATGTTTTCCGGAAAGATTCAGTCTGCAAGCATCTTAAGCACTGACCAGATTCAAAGCATTGGAACGAGTTTGATTTATAGCGTGGCAAACGCAGCAGTAGGGATCACTCAAGGGACATTGTCGGCCACATTTGGTGGGCCGTTTGCCAACTATGTAATATCAGATATTAACTGGCTTAAGATCAATCGGTTTGTATTCATGAACTTTCCTCTCGTCAGTGCTGCATGTACTCTCGCTGCAATTGCCGCGGCTACGGCTACACTTGCGATTCCTGCTTACTTAAGACCTTCAGTGATCATGAATGAGGTTTTAAGCATCAATGCGAACGGCCTATTAGCTGCGCCTGGTAAATGTGTTTTACAAACAAATGGAAACGTGACGATTTATGCGGGACTAACAGAAGCGGTTAATTTTGGCGTTTTAAATAATAATGGCTGGGCTGAGTTTACTATTTCTTATTACAGTTAAAGAAAAGAGAGACCTAAATGAGTTTAAAGGTTTTAGATGCGCTTTATGATCTAGCAAGAAGCCAAAAAAGCGATATCAATGAGCATTGTGAATGGCTAAAGGATTTAGCATCTCAATGTGAATGTATTGTGGAGTTTGGAGTAAGAGGAGGCGTTTCAACCGTTTCATTACTTGCAGGACAACCACGATTTTTGTACTCCTATGACATCAATGATTGCGATGTGGAAAGGTTTGAAAAAAACAGTGGTTCAACTATTTTTAAATTTACGCAAGGTGATTCAAGACAAGTTACTATTCCTGTGTGCGATCTCCTCTTTATTGATACTGACCATAGTTATTCTGTATTAAAGAAGGAGTTAGATAAGCATCACTCACGGGTGAAAAAATGGATTTTGATGCATGATACTGTCCTGTTTGGCGAAAAGGGAATGACAGAGCCAAAAGGAATCATGCAGGCCATTAAAGAGTTTTTAAAAGAAAATGATGCATGGAAAATAAAAGAAGAACGCTTAAATAATAACGGGATGATGCTTCTTGAAAGAAAATGAATTGGAAAATTGTCTATAAGCAAGCCATCCAAAAAGACGGAAGTGTCTTATTTCCAGAACGATTCTCACTTGAATCTTTAAATGAAATTAAGAGAAAAGTTGGCTCATATATCTTTGCCAACCAATATCAAAACATTGTTATTCCTGACGATGAAAAGCGATTTAGACCAGAATGGATTAAGCACGCAGATGCGCTGCCTTATGGCGAAAAATTCTATACATTTGGATTTATTGATCCAGCGATAGGTCAAAAAGATAATCATGACTTTACCGGCGTAAGTATTGTTTCAGTGGATACTAATAAGAACTGGTATTGCCGTTTATTACGACGCTATAAAATCACTCCTACTCAAATTGTGGATTTATGTTTCAAGTTGCATAAGGAGTTTGATCTCTTAGCTTTGGGAATTGAGACAATTGCCTATCAAGAGGCACTTCTTTATATGCTGGACACTGAAATGAGACTTAGAAATGAGTATCTTCCAGTTAAAGGTATCAATCAGAAGGGTATTTCTAAAAATGTTCGCATATTAGGGCTAGTCCCACTCTTTGAATTTGGAAGAATATTTATTCCAAGTCATTGCAAAGATTTTAAAGACGAATATGATTTATTCCCGAGAGCGCAGCATGATGACATTTTGGATAGTCTTGCTTCTCTCGTCGAACTCATTTACTATCCAGAGAAGGAGAGAATTTTTCATGAGCCAAGACCAACCGACAAAGACTACGAGAGCCACATCATCCGCAAGCTCGGACAGCAAGCTCGATATGGGGAATCAATCGACTAGAAACACTTTAAAGAGTGAGTTGAATCCTGATCAAGAAAGTTTAGCAACGTTTGAAAATAAGATTACGCGTGCAGCATCTCAAGGGATGCAATGGATTGAAACGAGTTCCGAAGTGATGGACATTATGTTTATTTCAAAAGAACGTGGATATCCGCATGGTTATGCAATTTATCGTGGAATCAAAGTCTGTGAATATGGAAAAACAGGTGAAATTGAGCAGGCAATGGCCATTTCTTGTGATGAGAAGCTAGGACTTTACAAACCGATTCAATACATTCCGACTTAATATGGATATTTTAGTTTTTGTTTTATTGGGCTTCATTCTTATCCGAGAGTTTATTTTTCATTACTCTATGCATGTTTTAGTAAATAAACTTATGAGTAAGGATTTTAACAGTTATGTCGCTGGCAAAACTATTCCTGATCAAATGGAACAGGAGAGAGAGGCAAAGGCAAAAGCAGAAGCTCAATTTATTGAAAATCAAGACAGGATGATAAAACAGAATTTACAGACATTGAATCAGATGGGACTATAGGAGTTCTTCTCCTTAGATAGTAAAAGAGAGAGTCATTTAAAACAGGTCGGGGGGCTTGGTTTGGGATTATTAGATGGATTGCGTGAAAAATTCGGAAAAGATCCAAAATCCTTAACTGAAGACGAGTTTAAGCTTTTCGAAAAGGATCAGGAAGATAAGAAAATTGCCGCACATATGCGTGCAGAGTTGGAACGTTTAAGAAGCCAACCCGTTCGAGTTGCAAGTGAAGGCATTTGGCTTACCAATATTGCGTACACCATTGGGATGACCAATGTGTATTACGATACAAATAAGCGTCAGTTTATCCCCACTCAAACCAATAACGTCTATTGGGGGGGCGCAGATCGCCTTACTTTCAATCTTGTATTGCCGACACTTCAAAATCGTCTGGCAAAGCTTTGCAAAAATCCTCCACGTTTTGATGTTTTGCCAGAAGATAACTCTCAAGAAGCCAAAGATGCAGCACGTTTATCGTTAGAAGTCTTGGTTTATAAAATTGAAGATTTAAAAGTATTGCAAAAGCGTATTCAGCTTTACATGTGGGTGCAGGAATGTGGCCACGCTTATGCCGGAATTGTTTGGGATGATACCCTAGGGAGATGCATTGAAGAAGGCGATGAGACGTTCTATGAGGGCGATGTTCGTTTAGATATAGAGTCCCCATTTGGAATGTTTGTTGATGAATTAGCAGGCGATTTAGACGAAGCGCGTTATCTGTACCGCGCAAAGGTTCGAAAACTTGATTATTACACTTTGCATTACGGTGAAAAGGGTAGCCTAGTTAAAGCCGAAGATACATGGCTGTTGTCGCTTCAATATCAAGAACGCGCACGGAATTTTACAGTGAGAGCCACGGGAGGTTACAATCCCGAATCAACAAGCGACAGCGCGATTGAAATAACGAAGTACGAAAAACCCACACCTAAGTATCCCAAAGGCAGAATGCTTGTGGCAGCTAATGGTGTGCTTCTGGTCGATAAAGAGTTACCCGTAGGCGAAATTCCTTTTGCAAAGTTTGATGATTTAATCGTGGGTGGGAAGTATTATCCAGAAGCGGTAGCGACTGGTTTAAAATCCCTCCAGGATCACAAGAATGAATTATTGAGACGAAGGCATGAATGGGTCAGAAAGCTATTAAGCGGCAAGATTGTGGCTGCGAGAGGCTCTGCAATCATGCGAGAGGCTCTGAATAACGATACGTCTGAAATCTTTTATTATAATCCAGTTCCCAATGCGGCAAATACGGGCGCACCTTACACGATGCAAATGCCGACCATTCCTTCATACGTTTATGAGGAAGATAAATTGACTACTCAAATGGTCAATGAATTTTCTGGCATTTCAGAAATCTCTAAAGGCGTACTTCCTTTTGCCAATATTCCGGCTGAAGGCATGCAACTCATGATTGAAAACGATGATGCGCGGGTAGGCATTGTTACTGAACAGCATGAGCACGCATGGGCGAAAGTGTTTTCTTTGATTCTAAAGTACCTTTGCAAGTATTACGTCACACCTAGAGTTTACAAGATGGCCGGAAAAAACGGTCAGTACATGGTTAAAGAGTTTGTCGGGGAAGACTTAAAAGATTCCACACATGTTAAAGTCATACGCGGATCGACCTATCCAGGATCGAAAGCATTAAGAAATCAGGAAATCCTTAATAGATATCAAATGGGATTATTGGGCGATCCAATGGATCCAATGGTGAAACAAAAGGTCAATGCTCGAACTGAGTTTGGGGATGTTGATGATTGCTTTGAAAACTGGGCACTCAATCAAGGTCAGATCACTCGTGGTTTAGAAAAGTTAAAGAAGGGCATTCAGATTGAAGTCTTTAAATGGGACAATAATAAAATGTGGCTTGAGAGACTAAACGATTTTAGGCTTTCAGAAGAATATGAAGCTCTGCCTCCAGAAGTTCAACAAACCATTTTAATGAACATGGATATCAGATCAAATGTAATGGCGAACTTGTTAACGCCTCCTGAGCCAGAAGCACCGATGCCTGATCCGTCACTATTAGAAAACAATCAACAACCACAACCGATACAATAAAGGGGACTACCTATGGATACCGAAGTTTTAAGATCGCTTTTAATGAAAAAAAGAAATTCCGGAGAAGGAATGGATTTATCAAAATTCAAAGCTTTAATGGAAGAAGGCGATGATGAAAAAAAAGTATCTGACTTAGCTCCCGCAGGAGTTGAGGCAATTGATGAATCCGAAAAAATGCCAAGCGGTGAAATGGTGGAAAACGAAACGATCAGTCCAGAAGGTATGGGAGAAGAGTCTACTGAAGGCATGGATGAAAAAGCGATTGAAGCTTTGTTGTCAGAGGGTGCAGAGGAAATGGAAGGACGTAAACCTCAATCACTCATGGACCGAATCAAATTAAATATATTGGCAAAACGTAAAAACGGAGTATAGTTTTTCAGTATTGGGGGGATCCAATGCAAATAGAAGAGAGTCTTTCGGGTATTCCTGAAAACGTAGAACAACCGAGTTCATCGGAATCTACGACAATTCAAGAAAGTCCTGAAATTGTTGATTTAGGAAAATTAGAGCGTTTCGTTTATGACGGAGAAGAGCGCGATTCAAAGTGGCTTAAGTCCGCAATAATGAGACAGGCTGATTATAGCCGTAAAACGGCGACGATGGCGCAGGAACGGAAATATTCCGACAACTTGCCCTACGATTTAAAAAAGTTGGTCAGTGAACCTTGGCGCATTGATGAGTTTAAGAAAACGTATCCGGAAAAATATCATGTTTACTTAGACTTTATAAATTCAAAGCAACAAGACAATCCAAAATCAGCTCAAAAAAATGTTTCTCAATACCCTGATGAAATCCAAGATGCTTTGAAGGAAATCAGTTCATTTAGAAATGAAATCCGTCAAGAAAAGCTCTCAGCATTTGAAACTAATTTGAACAGTATTTATACTGAAAATTCAAAGCAGTATCCTCATGCTGGCCGATTTCAAAAAGCCGTTACAACGGAGGCATTAGCTTTTTTAGATCAAAAAAAGCAAGATGCACTGTTAAATGGCGAAGATCCAAATAAGGTCACTATTTCTAAAAGGGAATGGGGACTTTTATTTAAGTCTGTCGATGATGAACTAAAAAGCATGATCGAAGCAGGTAAGAAAGAAACATTTTCAAAACAAAGAATGCTGAACGAAAAAGGTAAAGATATTGGAGCAGGTGGGGGAACGCCTAGTCATGGGCGAAAAGAATTTACAGGTAAAGATGCAATTGCAAAAACCTCTGAATTCTTAAGAAGCAACCCTCAACTCTTTAATGTTTGAGCTTTTTATTAATAAATTTTAACTGATTCTTTAAACTTCGGGGGGAGTTGTATGGCAAATCAATACGCCAGTACGCTTAACGCGGCTGCTGGAATTCTGAAAAACTGGTATGAAGCACCGATTGTTAGTCAATTTAATGATCTCGTTCCTTTTTGGAAGGCAATGTCAAAGGGTAGCGAGAAATATAATGGTCAACAAGTCATTCGACCATTGAAAGTTCGACCTAACACTGGCATTGGAGCTACATCAGACGGTGGAGCACTTCCAGCGATTGGATTTCAAACTACTGTACAAGCGCAGATTTCAGCCAAGTACAATTACTTAAGAGCAGGTATTACTGGTCCGATGCTTGTGGCGTCACAGGGCGACAAAGGCTCATTCATTTCCGATATGGAATATGAAATGACTCAAGGCGTACTTGATTTATCACGCGACATGAATAGACAAGTAAGTTGGTCTGGAACTGGAAAGCTTGCAACTATCAATGCCGCTGCGATTGCGACAAACGTGATCACAGCTACTGGTCGAGAATCGACTGAAGATGGAAATAAGTTTTTAACAATCGGAATGGTGATCGACATCGTTGATTCAACCGGAACGGTATTGAAAGCTCAAGGGCTGTCAATTACCAACCTAACCGGATCTTCAACTGTCACGCTTACTCTTTCCGGTAACGTAACGATTGCCGCAAATGATTACATCATTCGATCAGGATCACTTGGAAATGAACTTCAAGGGATTTTGTATACGATGGATGGTGGTACAACCACGATTTACAACGTGGATCGCTCGGTTTATCCAGCATATCAAGGCAACGCGATTTCAAATAGCGGTGGGGTTCTCACACTTGATTTCATGCAACGGCTTTACAATGATGCAAGACGACAATCCGGTAAGGTAGTTGACATCGGCTGGTACGATTTCACAACTGACCGCATGTATCAAAAGTTGCTAGTCGCAAACAAGCGATTCATTAACAAGACAACAGGTGACGGATCATTCTCATCGAAAGAACAACAGTATATCGATTTTGCAGGCATTCCGATGATTGCAGATCCCTACTTCCCAACAAGAATCTTTTTCGGAAGTCTTTCCACTTGGAAAAAATACATCCTTGGAAAAGAGCTTCAGTGGGCCGATGAAACGGGAAGTTACATGATTGCAACCACTGGGCAAGACACTTTTGAGATGAGGCTGCGAGAGTTTGCAAATATGTTCTGCGAAATGCCGAATGCAAACTCAGTAGGATCTAGCTACATAAGTCCATAGTTTTTTTGATGGGGGACATTGAAATGACAAGGCTTAGGCGTCTCAATCAAGTTGTAAAGCAATTCGATAAAGCTCTGTATGTGGTGCAAGCATCAAACGGCATGTATCAAGTATGGAGAGACGACTGGGATTATGTGTCTTATCAATATCTCATTGATCAAGATTTTCAAAAAGGAGCAGGTGCGCAAGCGAACGGGAATGTAAAAGCCACAGAGAAAAACTGTGATGATTATATGCGCGTACGATCACCGCACCTGATTCTTTGTTTGACTGATAATTGGAGTTTGACTGGAAATATTGTGGAGTGGGGAATCCTTCCTCTCATGAAAAAGCTTTCCGAGTCAGACGGACATAGGGATGATTCCATTATCGGTAAGAATCAAAATGAAATTCTTGAAGCTGAAAATCAAAAAATCAATAACTTAAAAAACACTCATCAAGCAATGGCTGAAGATATTCGAAGACCTATAGCAAAGGCGACGAATGATCTTCTTCTGCGAAGCACTTTCGATAAACACAGTAAAAAAAATAAAAGGAGTATTAAAAATGGCAATTGAAAATAGAGATCTATCAGGGAATGAGCAAAGAGTTCCAGTTTACTCTACTGCAAGCGCAGTAGTGCAAGGAACTAACGGAACATGGGTAGCTGGACCTGTACCTTATCCTTGTAAAGTAATTGGACTTGAGTATGTAGCAGACGGAATTTCTGGTGCAGCACTCGGGCATTTTTTGAAAAAAAGCTGGGCTGGAACATCTCTTTACTTCGGTTACTCAATGGGGATTTCTGCTCTTGCATTTCAAAACGTGGGAACTTCTGGTCCTCAAGGCTATAGCGGTTTTGCGGCACCAGGATCAACTTTGTTGAACTTGCAAATGGGCGATACAGTTACTTTCAATTTGTCTGGAGGTTCTCAAATTGGAACACTTCAAATGAATTTGATTATTCAAAAAGTAGCTGACATCACTCCATATGACGGATTTCCGACTGTTAGCTAGTTTATAAATTAAAAAGGTTCTGGGAGGCGTATCATAAATCGTTTTTGACTCTCTCTTCGGTTTTGAAATGCGTCTCCTAGATTCATGAGGATTATTTAAGTGGGATCACCGACCTTTTTTGATCAAAATGCGCAAAGCTCACAATCAAATGCTTCTGATTATTTAAAAGATACATTTGATGATTACACTTTGGATGCGACCAATAACGGAACATTGACGGATACCGCTTTAACAAATCCTTTAAGGGCTAACTTTGCCAATACCGATATCCCGCTCTATGGAGTAAAAACTCTATGGATTAAGGACATTCAACTCATTTCTGATAAGTCTAAATGGATTTCTGGAAAACCTACTTATCAAGTTCAGTGGAATGAAAACTTTCCAAACGTTGTGGGCTATTTTGCCGGAAACGTAGCATTAGACGTGGTTCCTAGCTTAAAGCAAGGACTAGTGTCTGCTACGCAAATTCTAGAGCCAAGAACGGTCGCTGAAAGACGACAAGTTAATTTTGGATCGACAGGAGATGTCTTTGGCGTCACTGGAAAGATTCGAAAAGTTCAGTACATTTTAAAGAAATTGGTTTCGGGTGCAGTTCTTACACCTCAATGTCAAATTGACGGCGTAAATTCCAATACCGTAAGTTTGGGGCCTCTTCCGGTTAATATTGGTTTTTTTGAAGATACAGCATCGTTGCAAACAAATGATCTTCATACTTATTCAATCGCAAGTCCTGATCCTGGAAGTGTTTCGGTAGTGGGAATTGTCGTTTACTTTGAAAATAGCGGAGCAAACTTTGAAGCTTTGCCAGGATCATCCTATGTCGATAAATCAAAAGTCACGACTACTTCGGGTGTGACGTTCGCAGTAGGATCTTCTATTGGTTCAAGTTTAGGATCTATTTTTACCATTTATAAAAGTGGAAGCGGTTACAATCAGGATTATCAAAACCTTCCGGCGATTACTTCTGTCGGAAATGGCTTTAGTGGTACAAACCTTTTAACGGTCTCAACCGGAACGGGCGCAAGTTTTCCGTTAAATACGGCAATTATGGCGCAACAAGGTGCCAGTACATTTTTATCAAATATTATTAATCAGTCTGGTGACGTTCTTACGCTAGGCGTCACCATCCCCTTTGGGATTTCAACTTCAATTATTCGTTCATGGAACTATGGACCAAGCTTTCCAGTTTCGGCCACGCTGATGCAGTTGATCGAGATGATTGATTTTAAAAACAATCTAAACGTGGGTGGGACGAACTTGCCTGGAAACGTTTTTCCAGGAGTTTTAAATTACTCATCACCGTATTTAAATTATCACATCAGTGCGCTTAATTTAGGCACGAGCAATGTAGTGACGAATATTCCAAGCGCAGTTTGGAATGGACTATCGGGCGTCATTCAGATCGAAGGATACTTTCAAGGGTTAAACATTGAAACAGTCGGAAATGCTCAGTTAAACATGACAAGCTATGTCAATGGCATTACGGCAACGGTTTATGCTGAAAGTCAGACAGGGATCATCAATCGCACAATCATGTCTAATGCGCCTGTTCAATGGAACAGTGTTGTTTTGGCGTGCGGAGCGAGTCAGGGACTGGTTGGAATTAAGTCTATCAGTCTTTACAAATACCATAGTGCTCCAGGCATAAGTTTCGGAAAATTGTCTCGTACTGATTTCCTTGAATCGTTTGGATCACGTCCTGCTTACAATGCGACGCTTGCGCCTATGGGAACGTTTCGACGTGTCCGCGCCGCTGAACTTAATTATTCCTTTGGAGCATCCGGCTGGACGCGACAAGTGGGGATGAGTAACGTTTTTGGGTTTGAACAGTATTCGATTTCTGCAACAGGTGTCGTGGGATATCAGTATTATGGAAATCGATTTATGGTTCAAGGGACTTTGGGAAGTTCCACGACCTATTCAGTGAACGGAGCAGGCGCATCACCTTTAGCATTAGGTATTCCGTTAGGAGTTACAACCGAAGGCTTTTATCGCGTTGATATAACAAACTGGTCTGGGAGTTTTGCGATTTCTGGGTTTGAGTACGGTCGATCAAAAGATGAATTGATAAATTTAAGGCAAACCAAGTCTCAAAACGTTGCAAAAGATAATATTTCTTCATTGAATATTTTCAATATCAACATGAATAATTATCCTTTTCTGTCTGTTTATCAGGGCGCGACAGGAATTTTGACGCATAACGCAATTACAAAGTTCTTTTATGTGAATAAAACAGTCGATGATCTGAATCTATATAATCCTGCAAGCGGATTGTTTTCAGCACCGAGAAATTGTCGATTGCTATTTATGGCGTCATTATTCACTGCTGATTTAAACTATGGGGATATACGATTATCTGTTTCTAGAAACAATTCTGGAGCTGAAGATTTAGTTTTATTTAGAAGATTTTCAAGTACGAATAGTAACGGTATTCAAAACATATTTGGTTTTGGATCATTTGGAGCGGCAACGGCTGGATCGCTTGATGCAAACATTAAAGCTCAAGAAATATTTAACTTCAATGTGGTTCAAACTAATACTTCGACGACTGCGATGCTGATTGATACAAGCACGACTGTAAATGGATTTATGATCATGTCTATCGACAATCTTCCGTTTAACCCAAACACTCTGGGGAGATTCTTTTAATGAAGCAATTTTTCTTTCGGTTTGGTTCTGGAAATCCGGCTGCATATACGGGATTAAGTCCTTCTTTTACAATATTTTCTTCAATGGGATTAACTTCAATCGCTGGACCTGGAATAACTGAAACGCCTGTCGGAAGTGGGATTTATAATTTTAATTATAATGCGACCTTAGCAATTGTGTTTGTCATCGATGGGGGGAACACTGTTTCCTCGTCTGATCGATATGTCACAAATGTTTTAGATCCTATCCAAGCAGTGGATGAAAAAATCGGTTTTAACTCTGATTCTTTCGGAACTACATTCACAGATCCAAATACTTTGTTTGGATATATGAAACGTTCCCTTGAATGGCATGAAGGCGATCAAATATTCAATAAATCATCAGGCATTTGGGATATTGCAAGCCGTGGTTCTACATTTATTTGGAATGGCTATACGGCTGGCATTACCTATCCAGTTGTGGGCACATCCACTCTCCTTCGGGAGAAGTCACTTGCAAACAATGTGACGCAAGCTACGCGCCTTGATTAATTTTTGATTACATGTTTACTTGTTTGAGAGGGAGAGAACAGACAATGAAAAAACGTCCATCTATTGGTGCGGGCTTAATCGTAAAAAATGAATCAGAAAATTTAAGAAGAGTAGTTGAATCATTAAAGAATTGCGTCGATGAGGTTTATATAACCGATACGGGATCAAGTGATGATACCGTTGAAATTGCAAAAGGTTTAGGATGTAAAGTTTCTTATTTTGAATGGGTAGATGATTTTTCCGCAGCGCGAAACTTTAACGATACTCAAATTAAAACTGATTTTTCTTTGTTTATTGATGCGGACGACGTTTTAGATAATCCAAAAGAATTTATCAATTTCCGTGATCATGTGATGAACACGGGTGATTTTTTCATAACGAACTATCAATATGCTAGTTACCCAGACGGATCTCCTGCTTGTCAGTTCATTCGAGAGCGTGTTTTTAGAATGGATAAGAAGATTCCGTGGAGTTATCCGGTGCATGAAGGAAAAATTCCCAGTGCAAAGTATGGGCCTGTCAGGGTGCAGTATATTCCCACCTGGCAAGTGAAACATTTGCGCTCTGCCAATGATTTGAAAGCCGATAAATCAAGAAATCTTAAGATTTTAGAAAAACAGGATTTCAAAAAATTAGATGCAAGAATGATCTATTATTTTGGAAAAGAACTTTTTGAAAATCAAAAGCAATTTGATTCGATTCGAATGTTTGAACTTGCGTTAAATGATCCAAAACTTGAAATCCATGATCGTATTCTTGCAGTTCAATACTATTGCTATGCACTCATGCATTGTAATCAGTTTGAAAAAGCCATGGAAGTAGCTTTGACGGGAATAAAGCTCGCTGGCAGTCGAGCTGAGTTTTTCAATCTAGTTGCTGATTCACTTGTAAAAATGGGAAAGATTTTAGAGGCAAAACCATTTTTTAGCGCAGCGCGTAATTGTGTTCAAAACTTAGGGCCTAGTCCTATTTTTTCCAGTCGAGAAGCTTATGATATCTATCCAGGCAATCAACTTGCACGGATTGAATTTCAAACAGGCAATATCAAAAAATGTATCAATCTTTTGAAAGAACTCAATGAATCCACTCAAAACAATGAAACGACGTTACTTCTTAAAGAGGCCGAACGTGTTGAGAAAATTACTACCAACTTTAGATCAGCTACTCCAAAGAATGAAATTGTGTTTACTTGTCCTGAGCAGGGATGTCGCGATCTTTTTGATGAAGATGTTTTAAATTCTGGGTTTTCTGGAGGAAGCGAAACAGCACTTGTTGAAATGGCACGTTCTTTTGGAAAAAAAGGATTTAAGGTCAAAGTTTTTAATCGCCGTGATTCAATCAAAGAGTTTGGAAATGTGACTTATATTCCGGCAAACCAAATGCAGGACTATTTAGGTCATACAAAACCAAGTGTTCATATCGCATGGCGTCATAACATGAAACTGACCGATGCTCCGACATTCGTTTGGAGTCATGACTTGGTTACACCTGGAGTAGAAACGAAGTTTTATGAGAAGATTCTGTGCCTGACACCGTTTCATAAGCAGTATTTCCATACAATGACAGGAGTTCCCCTCGACTGGATTGCCCTTACCAGAAATGGTTTGAATATAAATAGGTATCAAAATTCAAAAACAGTACCTAAAAATGAATTGAAGTTTGTTTTCACAAGCTCTCCTGACAGGGGACTTGATCGGGCCATTAAGGTCATGGATCATTTAAGAGAATGGACAGGAAAAGAATTAGAATTGCATGTGTTTTATGGTCTTGAGAAATTGCATCCAGAATTTCATAAAGAACTTAAGTTCCAGCTAGAAAAGATGATCGCCGAAAGACCATGGATCAAATATCACGGGGGGGTCAGTGAATCGGTTCTGATTGAACATTTAAGAGAAGCAGTGATGCTGCCTGCACCGAGTGACTGGATCGAGACATCAAAGATTACAGCACTCCAAATGCTTGCATTAGGAGTTTTTCCAGTAGAGCGAAAAATAGGCGGCGTAGTGGACACTTTAGGTCCATATGCAGAAAAAAATATGGCTGCCTTTTTTGATGGAGAATGTGTTTCTTCTGAAGAAATATTGAGGTTCGCGCAGCTTTGTTTTGAGCACTATTCTGCAAGGTCATGGGAGAACATTAAGGACTTTGACTTGGGGCGTCATAGTTGGGATGTCATTTGTCAGGAATGGATTGATCTATTTAAAAAGTCTGGAATCGAATTAAAAAATTAATCAGGACTTTTTAAGTTTTAATTGTTAAAATTACGGCTATGCAGGGACCGCCATTTGATGTTCGCATAGTCGGAAATGCTCTCAATACGCAAAGCGGATTGATTGCATACGCCTACACCATGTCGCCACTAGCGATTGTGACTTACGGGTTTGTGGTTCAATGTGATGACATATGGACGGACTGCTGCACGGATGTAACGACTGTCTGGACTGATTGCAGTGTCTATGCTCCACTTTTAGAAAATTTGGAGAACTGCGTGGGTGATTAGTTCGATGATTGAAATGTCGGGGGGCATTGATCATGAATTTGGGTCAGTTGACAACTTTGATTTTAAATTATTTGGATGATCCAAATGCAGGGTATTTTAACGCTCAATTTACGACGACCGTTTTAAATGATGCAGCACTTAAGCTCCAAAAGATGCTTTTGGATGCAGGTCAAAATTATTATTTTAAATGCGTTCAAACTCAAACGGTTTATGGCCAAAACCAATACGCATTGCCCGATGATTTTAGAAAAGAATTCAGAATTGAAGTAGTTTTAAGTGGAGCAGTTCCCAATGAGGTAAAGTCACAACTCCCTTACATCACCGTAAATACGCAAGACTTTGTACAAGCTTCAGTGGGTGCGCCACAGGCTTATACGATTATTAAGAACAAGATTCAGTTATTCCCCTATCCCGATCAGGCTTATACTTTACGGCTGTTTTACGCTTATCAAATTCCAGAAATGGTCAACTCTTACAGCGTGCCTGATTGCCCTGAGTATTATCATAAGTACATTGCAGCACTGGCTGCCAAAGACGGCTTTGTCAAAGATGATCGTGATGATTCAAAAATTATTGAGATGATCAAAGACTTGGAAGAAATGATTCGTCAGGATGCAGCGGAAAGAAATCAAGATGAAAGTAGGGATATTACTATGACGGATGTACCCGCCGTTGGGATGTATTATTAGAGGGAATTGTTTTGAGTAATGCTAAAATACCTACCGACGAATACTCAAACTTAGGCGGCATCAATAATAAGGTCTCTCCTTATAAAAATGATCTCACGGAATGCCGTGATATTCGAAACATGGATTTTAGAGAGCCAAATGCGCTCACTAAACGAGACGGTTCATCTTTATATGTGGGTGCAACCGTTTCGGGTCGCATCACTTCCATGTATGAGTTTCAAAAGTTAAGCGGAGCGAGTTACTTAGTCGCGGTCGCAAATACGAATGCTTACACGGTAGATACAACTTTTACTGCGTTTGCTTCTAATTTAACTCAAAACACACTTTGGGATTTTGTCACCTTTGTTGACCGATTATTTATGTGTAATGGCGTCGACAATGTCATGGTTTTCGACGGTTCTAACACGACGCGTTATACACTTCCTCCTGGAAATAGCGGGTGGGGCGCAACGGTTATTTTAGACGGGGGTTCTTATGGAGTGGGAACTTATGTTTTGAATTTTGGATATGTAAATAATCGCAATTACTTTGGGCCAGTTTCTTTTGGAATCACACTCACAGTGCCTAACGGTTCGTTTGTCGGGTTTAACTATTACGGTATGAGCACACCAGGGGGGTTTGGAATCACGGCACTTGCGCTTTATCGAAGTGAAATAGGGGGTATCATCCCTACTTTCACGACATATGCAATTGGTTCGTCAGTTATTGATATTAGATCGCCTCTCACAACGCGATTAGGCAATAACAACGTTTTCCTGACGAACATTCCATTTTTCATGGATCTTTATAATAATCAGCTTTTTTCAATTGGTTTTTCAGCGTTTGCAAGCACCTATGTGTGGAGCGATATCGGATTGCCTGATTCGATCAATCCTAATTACTCCAATGAATTCAGAACTAATGATGGAGATGTCTTAACGGGATCTAGAGTTTATCAAAATTCCATGTTTGTTTTTAAGAATAGAAGTTTTGGAGCGGTAACAGGGACTGATCCCAACAATTTATTGCAAGACGAAGTTTCAAATGAATATGGAGCATTATCGAATCGATGCATTCAAGTTTTCAATAACCGCATGGTTTTTTTAAGTGAAAAAGGTCTTGTTGAATATAACGGTGCAAACTTAGATGAAATGTTTTCTGAGAAAATCAAAGATATTTTTGAATTGATGAATATCCAAGCGGCAAAGCAAAATGCTGTTTCTATTCATTTGAAAAACGTGAATCAGGTTTGGTTTTCGTTTCCATACAATGGAGCGACGACGAATAATATTACCGTTGTTTATGATTATCTTGTCAAAGCATGGACCGTCTTTGACGGGTTTCAATTAAGTACAGGTATCTATGGAAGAGGGAATATCCCCGCTCAAACGCAAAGAGTGATTTATGGTGGTTATACGGGGAACATCTTTGCATTTGATTCCACGTTAACTGGAGATAATGGAAATGCGATTAGCTGCGCTATTTCCAGCGCATTCTTAACGCAGCGCGGAAATACAGTTGAAACTCAGTATCGCAGATTTTATTTGAATGTGAATCCGATAGGGTTTACTCAACCCATTACTTTAGATTTTAAAACTAATTATGGTGCGTCCGTCGTGCTCAGTCGGACGATTTATCAAAATCCTTATCAAACACGAGTAGAGTTCGGACTTCCAGCGCGAAGCTTACAGGCGAACATTTATCATGTCTCTGCAAGCACAGCGTTAACGGTTTATGGGTGGGCTATTTCTGGCAGGTTCCAAAGGGATGTATAATGCAAATTAAAACCGTCGGAAACGTAAGCAATCTTGATAATGATTTAGAGTTTAGAAGGTGGGTATCCATTACCTTGGATTCGATCATTCAAGTGATTAATGGGAATTTGTCAGTCGACAATTTAAACGCTCAAATTGTGACTGTTAACTTTACCGCCGCAAACACAACAACGCCTGTCGCACATACTTTAGGGCGCGTTCCAAATGGATATATTCCCATTGGAAAATCCGTTTCACTGGATGTGTACAATGGAGCACCGACTTATTTGTTGAGGGATCTAATTTATTTAAAATCAACGGTCATTGGAACAGCTTCGATTTTGATTCTTTGAAAGGGATGTTATGGCAACACTTCAAAATAATTTGTACGGGGGAAGAGATGTTTCGGAGTTGGTTAATCGGATTAATCAATTGGAAAGGATCTCATCAGGAAACATTCAATCAGGTGACGAATCCTTATTTAAATCATGGAAAGGCGCAAACAATCCATTAATAGGGGATGCCTTATTAAAAAATTACATGACAAATGCCAACGGCGAAACGGTTAGACTTGCAGGGTCTGAACGCGACCGTCTCATGGATGAATATAATAATCTTTTAAATCAATCAGAAGGTTCCAGACAAAAAGATCAATTAGAACAACAGCGAACTGCTCTCACGAAGCAAGCCGATCAATTTGATGCAAATAAAGGCGAAATCGAAGGAAGTCTGATCGGTCAGGCAGGAGATACGGCAAGGACGGATCTTTTGAGTGAACTTCAAAATGCGAGAGGCAATGCAAATGCTCGCGGGATGCTTTATAGCGGTGGGCTTGCGGGTACAGAAGGAAACTTAATCGCAAACTCTGAAAAAGGTTTAATGGGAAAATCAGCGGCAATTTCTAAGAATGTTCGAGACGTAGGAAATCAGTTAAGGGATTCCAGCATTAACGCTGGGCTTCAAAACCAAGAACTCGCTCTCAATAACGCAAAGCAAGCGCAAGCATTGCAAGATAGTGCGTATGAACAAAGATTGAATCAAATGAATAATCAATTTTCAAACCAAGATGCGATTAATAAAATGTATGAGCGGGCAGGTCAAAGTATTGGAACAGTGGCCGGAACTTTATATGGAAAACAATCCGCTAAAGATCCAAGTAAAATTGATACAACTAAAAACATGAAAACCGATCCAACGGTTTTAGGGGGAAGATAAAATGGCTACTCCTGCAATTCAAGACCGCGATTATGTATCTATTCCTGGGTTAGATCCGGCTTTACAAGGTGAAATCGGGAAAATGCAATCAACGGCTGCGCAAAGCTCTCCTGAGAATTATCAAAATAGGTTTTTAGGGAAAGCCGATGAAATCAATAAAACAAAAGAAGAATCCCCATTTGTTATGCAAGGGCCGATGTTTAAGGACGCATTGGAAAAGCGTATCTCAACTGAAAAATCGAGAGCCTATAATGACTTGAAAAATACTTCTAAACTGGATTCTTATACTGACACTGCAGGTCAGATCGAGAGAGCGCGTGCGCATACAATGAATGCTCAACAAGCCGCTCAAAACAGAAGCCTTATGGCGCAAGAATATCAATTGAAAAGAAAACAGTACGCGATTGATATGGAACGCATTCGACAACAACAAGAAATGCAGAGAAAATCAATTATCGGATCGATTGCCGGAATTGCCGGAGTGGGTGCAGGTCTGGCTTTAACAGGGGGTGCCGCGTCGGGTGCTCTCATCGGTGGGAGCGTCGGTGGATTAGGTGCCGCAGCATTAGCATAAGAAAAGGAGTTTTAAATGCCAATAGGTGGAGATGTCGGATTACTGTCAGGGTTATCGAGTGGTTTAGAATCAGGTCTGAATGCTTATATGAAAGAGCGTGACCGAGAAGAAGATCGCTTGCAACGTGACCTTGAGAAAAGAAATAAGCAAAAGGAATTTAAATTTAAAATTCAGTCTGAAGGTTTTGAAGAAGATCCAACTACAGGTGAAATCCGAGAATCAGAAGCTCATAAGAAACAAAAAGCATTGGAGACTGCAAGTAAACAAGCTGGACTTTTAAAATCCGGATACAGAGGTGATTATGACTCCTCTACTGGAAATGTGAATTTAACCAAAATTCCAACGCAAGTTGATCCATTGGAGCAGTCTAAAATTGATTTAAATAAAGCTTTGATGGCGAAGTATAATAGCGACGCAACCAAGGGACCGAGCAATAAAATAGCTGATGCAGTTGAAACGGATCGACAAAAGGGATTGCTACATGCTCAGGTTCCAAATTATGAAGTAGCAGATCCAAATGTCATTCCTGATGAAACTCAAAAAAGAAAATTTCAAGACTCTATTGTTTCAAAAGTAAATTTAGAAGATTCTTTGAATAAAGTTAAAAATAATATTTCAAAAAATGGTGTTCAAGGTGCTTTAGTAAGTGAGTTGAATCCTTTTACATCAAGAGAAGCATTAGAATCTAAAGCGGAAATCGATAGAGAGTCTGCAAATATTACAACTCAAGCAAAAGAACTTTTCCATTTAGGGGTATTATCTGAGCAAGACGATAAAATTATTCAGAATGCGTTTGGTAAATTTTCTGGACTAAAAGCAGGACGACTAGGGTCCGAAGCTGTAATAAGACAAGTAGACGATGCTCTAGATCGATTAAACAAAGGATTATCAAAGCAAGCTTCTATTTTAGGTTACCGAGCTAAAAGCAATGGATTGTTGCCTCAAGATAATATGCAACAAAATCCGCTTGCGAATCAAAATCAACAACAACAAATAAATCCGCAAGGAATGATGAAAGAAGCAAATGCAGGTGCGCCACCACCTTCTAATCAGTTAAAAAAGGGCGATGTTGTTTTTGGAAAAAAATATTTAGGTGGCGATCCTAAGTCACCACAAGCATGGGAGTAAATGAATATGCCTAATCCTTGGGATTTTTATACAGCTACTGAAAATAAAGGTTCTGAAAAGCAGAATACTCCTAATCCTTGGGATCATTATAAAAATGAAGAAAAAACTCCCCTTACCTATAAAGATGTTTCCGGTGATGAAATTGATTTAAGTGATCGAGCATTGATTTCTTTTGCCTCTAATCCAGAAGAAAAAAAAGCTTATCTAGCTCAAAAATATCCAGGTATTGAGTTTGAAAAATATGTTCCACCAGGCCAAAAAGAAGCCACCGATGTAGTCAGATTTCCTGGTGAAAAAACATTTAAATTTATTAATAATCCAGACTGGACAATGAAAGATATCGGAGAGGCAGCGGGGAGTGCACCTGCAATAGCCGCTGGATTATTAACAGGGCCAAACCCGATTACAGCAGGTATTGGGCAAGCCGGAGCCGAAGGGGTTCGAAAATATATTGGAAGAAACATTATTGGAATTCCCTCAAAACAATCACTTTTAAAAGATACAGGAGATGTCGCAGTATCAGGTCTTCTAGGGGGCTTAGGTCAATTAGGTGCAAATAAGCTAGCACCTTATTTGGGTAAATACTTAGGGAACGCGGCTAAGCCTATCATTCGCGGGGAAGCAGAGCAGGTGGATGATGTCGTCGGTCGAACACTTCAACATGCAGATGACACTAAGGTTCAACAACCTGGTATGCAAGGGAGAGGTGAGTTTAAGCCTATTCCAAATGAACCTGATTTTTCTGGGGCCACAAAACCCGAAGGTCCGACATTTTCACAAGAAACAGTTGATTCAGGTTTTTCACCTAAAACCATGGAAGATGTCGTTAAGTATAACCAAGCGCGAGAAGCGGCTGGATTTTCTTCTGAATTGCCAACCGCAGAAATCATGAGGACACAGATCTTGCCAGAAGTCGCAGATTTACCTCAACCCTTACCAGGACACCTAAAAGCTTTAGAAGATAAAACCAGTCAAAGGATTTTGAGAACTTATCGAGACGCGCCTACTGAAGTAGCAAAGAACTTAAATCAATATGAAGCTCAAATGAAAAATGAAGCTCAAACAAAGTTAAAAGAATCTATTTCTAAAATCGGAAAGTCTGAACCGACTGAAAATCTTCAAAAAGCAGGTGAACAGATCATGGACCATGTTCAAACGGTTTATGACAAACAAAAAGAAGCTTTAAAGCCAGCTTTTGAGAGGTTAAAAGATTCTATCTTAGATCCAATGGAAGCAGGGCATAACCTTAGAGTGAATGCTGAACTCGATAATCCCGCTTTGGGCATTATAGATAGAATGAAAAAGATAAAAGATCCGAACACTGGAAAATCAATTGAAGTAGCAGACGGAATTACTTTATCTCCATTTGATCCAAAAAAAGGGCTGAGTAAAGCAGAGCATGGTGTTTTAAAGGAAGCTATTGAAGCATTGAACTCACCAACAGGTGTTACATTTAAAGACCTTCAAAACATACGAGAGTTTTTAAGAAAAGAGATAGATCCTGCAAACCCAAAGGCATGGAGCACCGCTGAAAAATTTAGAGGACAATTATTGGATTACATGACGGACGCTTCCGAAATAAGAGGGGGTCCAGCGGTTCGAGACACCTTTAAACAATACGCAATGAATGAAAAGAATCTTGCCCAATTTGAAAAAATAATTGGAGGTAAGATTGAGCATTTCGATGAGCTTTTGAAAGGTGATCCGACAAA